GTTTCAAGGCTGAACTTATAACTCCCAAGTTTTAGCATCACCGATTCAGTCATGGAATGCCCCTCGATTAAGTTGTGCTTGCTTTTGTTCTAGCTGCTCGATTACAAGGTCTGCTATTTGCTCATGGTTTTGGTGTGATTGGGTTTGCATTGAAATAGTAATATATTGAGTGACCTTAGCAGGCTTGCTTGATTGCTGTTTCATTGCTGGCATTTTGGGTGGGGCTTGCAATGAGGGTGTGGCCATAGCAGGTGTTGCGACTAAGGGTGCACTTAGTGCGGCAGCGCGAGCCATGTTTTTAGCTTTGGCGTGAGTCGTTGCCTTGGGCTTCACGCTGTCATTTGCAGGTTCATCTTGTTTCCCACCAAATAGTCGCTTAAACAAGCCGAGCCCCAACTTTTTAGCAACATTAACGACACCTAAGAAGGCTTTTTTAATGCTCTCAAATAAGCCAACAAGCTTTTCCCAGTTCGCATAGATAAGCGTCGCCCCTGTTGCAATGCCTGCAATGGCCAATCCAAGTGGCGAACTAACCAGTGCTAAGCTCATCCCTCTAATGCCTGCAATGACAGCAGGAATGGCCGTTGAGGCTGAGGCAAAAAGGGCCGTTGAGAAAGAGGCAATGCTTGCAATAGCACTGGGCAGTGATGTAATGGCAAGGGTTCTAACTGCAAGTGTCGTGGTAACCACAGCACGCGCAAATGAGATAACGCTTAATAGCATCTTACCAGCGAGCACTGTTCCAAGCGTGTAAGCGGCTGTTTGCCAGCCGCCAAAAAGCAAGACAATTTTTTGAATTGGCGTGATTATTGAATGTACACTTTTAGCAAATTCGCGACTAAAGGAAATTATCCGCGGGACTGCATCTTCAATTGTTTTGCCAAGGGAAATCGCCCAATCCTCGAGCTTCTTCCCTTGGCCTTTTAGAAAGTTCTGAAATCGATCGCCAAGCTTGATAAATGTTGGTAGGAGCTTCTCGGCAAGTTTTGATTTAAGGCCAGTTGCTGCTTGCTCAACATTAAAAAGCGTGTCAGCGAAGTCTTCGCTAAGTTTTGCGCCTTTCTCAGTAATAATGCCAAGCGATACTTTTTCTTTTTTAAGCTTCTCAATTTCTTCAATGGGTTGAGTGGCAATTGAACCCATCGCAAGAGAGCCAAGGGCGGCATCCATTGTCATTGCACGTTCTTGCTCATCCATTTTGGTGGCGCGCTGCATGAGTAAATTAAGCGCGTCTTCATTATTTGATGTGTTCATGAGTTCTTCGAGTAGCTCAGGATTGCCGCGCTTAAGTCCTGCAAACAAAGCGCCTTGACCAGAACGCGCTTTACCCATGCGTTTGTTAAACATGTCTAAGCTTGAATTTAGTTTTTCAACAGGAACACCTGAGCGCTCAGCAACATATTGCCACTGCTGGAGCGATTTAGTTCCCATGCCAACACGCGTGGCAAGTTTGGCAATGGCATCACCATCTTCAGCAACACTTTTAACAAGTTTAAAACTTGCGGCCCCTGCGGCAACTCCCATACCAGTAATACCAAGTGAGACGTTGCGAAGACTGCGAGCAAGACCACCAAGCTTTCCTTTTAAATCGGCGTCACTAATATTTGCTAACGCTTCCATGCGCTTCTGGCTTAACGCCATGCTCACAGCAAGCTTGGCGTTTTCTCGCCTGAGCTTAGATTCACTGTCAGCCAAATCGCCAAGCGATTTTTTTAAGGTCTTAGCGCGCTCTTGCTTTGAGAGTAGGGCTTTTTGGAGTTTTTGTGTCTCTTTTTCGGTTTGCTTAAAATCCTTGATTAGCTGTTTAGAGGGTTTATCGATTTTTTCGATTTCTTGCTTGAGCGATTGAAGCTTTGTATTGCTGGCATCATAAGAAGAAGCCGTCTCATCGACTTGTTTTTTAAGCGCGCCAAATTGATTAATTTTTGATTGCTTTAATTCAATAGCGCGAATGGATTGACTCACACGCTCAATGCCAGAGCCTGCTTTTTTTGCAGCTTCTGAAAATGAGTTATTAAGTGTGCCGCCTATCTCAAGCGTTGTTTTTAGCTTCTTCATTCGTTTGCTTAACTAAGAGGTTATACCAAAGATTTATCTCATCACACGACATGCTAAGCAGCTCTGGAATGCTTGTATGTGTGTGGCGAGACAAGAGTAAAATCATATGCTCGATTGCAAAAAATCACGGTGGTTTTCTCCTGCTTCACTAATTAAATCAGTCGCAACAGCACTCATGCGTACATAGTCACAGGTATCAATGTATCTAAAATCATCAATACTGACTTCTTGGAATACACCGAGTAAGACAAGTGTTTCAAATTCGAGTGAGTCGGGTTTATGTTTTTTTGCTTCACGCCATTGGTGGGCTGATAAACGATGGACTTTTAATTGGTGGACTGTTTCTCCATCACGGGTGAAAGGGTGTTCTAGTTTTAATGTGGTATTTTGCATTGTTATTCCTTACATTAACTATTGGCAGTAAAACCCACTTGCTTTGAGCAGGGTTTAGTAAAACTTTCAGTAACAGCACGCATGCGCAGATAATCTTGTGCGTGGATGTTTTTAAAATCGTCTTCGCGTAATTCGGTGAACACACTGAGAATCAATGTTTTTTCGTAGTCAGCAGTGTTTGTTTTAAATTGCATGGCCTTAAGTAGCGTGTCAGCCATGAGTGGCTTTATTTTAAGTTGGCTTACATTCACACCGCCTAGGCTTGTTGCAAATTCTAGGTTTAATACGTCGTGCATTGCGAGTTCCTTATTTAGCTCTAACTTTAAACCCCTAGTGCCTTGCGTTCTTCGGCAAGATGGTCAACGCCACCTAGCTTAAAAACGTGGTTAGGGATGTCTATCTCGTAAATTTCTTTATTGTTTTCTAAGAATTTGATGTAATTTAAATCCATGTTACAGGTGAGTCCGGCGGCTTCCCCCACTTTGAGGCTGCCTGGCTCAACACCTGTGACAATGCCGCGCATCTCAACGCGAATTGGTGTGGTGCTGTTATTGTCTTCGACAGCCCCTCGGACCGTGAGGCTTAAATCTTTGTTTGATGGTCCACCAAGTGCATTAATGACTTTCGTTTCTAAGCTTTTAATGACAAAGCTTGTGGTGAGTTTTTCCATGCCCATTTTGACAGACTGAGGGGCGAGCATACCGCCACCTTGAAACTCTTCAATTTTCCAAGCCATATTAGGCAGCGTGACTTCCTCAACTTTACCAAGATAGCCCGTCCCATCTAAAAGGAGGTTGAAGTTTTTTAAAATTTTTCGTGTAGCCATTAAACGATTTCCTTTAAGTATTGGTTAGTGATTTGACTTCTCAGTGTGATATGTTCGGCTGGATACATCGGCGTGAAATCAAAGTCGATAGTGAGTTTGCCTTGCTCGATATCACTTGGTTGATTAAGCTCGGGGTTTGCGAATGCTTCACCGTTGACAATAGCACCAATACTTCGAAGGTGTCGCAAATACGCGTTAACACTTTCAACAATGCTATCGATAAAGTTCTCACTCATCGGTTTGTCATTAGCCCATAAAATAGCGCGTTGCAATGAATCGTTAATCATGTCGGCAGTACGCCTGACACATAAGAAAGCGAAGCGTTTATCACTGGATGTCGTGCGATTTCCCCACAATCGAAACCCATCCTTGCGAATAATCGTGGCAACATCATTTTCATTGAGATAATTTGCTGCACAACTCGTATCCCCTAGAGAAAAATCAATCGGTCTTGATAAGCCTGTAATGCCGCTGATTTCATGATTACTTGGGGAGTGCCAAAAGCCGTGTTCGTTGTCTATTTTAGCGATAAGACCCGCGACATAAGGGGATGCTGGCACTCGTTTGGTTGTACCGTCTTCAAAAATTTCTACACTTGGCTCAACAATAAAAAGCCTGTCACTGCCAAGGTTTGCACGCATTTGAACCGCGTGTACATCGCTTAAGTTTGGCCCATCTATAATGCCGACCGCTTTTAAGCTTTGAGCGATAACATCTATTTTTTTTGCAACTGCTAGTTCATCGCTAAAGTGTGGTGCAATTAAAATGCGAGGCTTTACACCCGTTGCTGTTTCTGCGGCCTTTAATGCATAAAGACCTGTATATTGCCCCGTTAAATCATCAACACCACCAATGATATTGCTCAGTGTTTCACCCGCGTTTTTGCCTTCTGCAACGCGTACCGCAATGATCATGGCACCTGTTTGGTCGAATATGCCAGTAAGTCCTGTATAAAGGCTGCCTTGACGGCCAATTTGAGCGAGAAAGCTCGGGCTTGTGATAAGGGTTGGGGTATTTAAGGGGAGGGGGTCGTCTTGTCCGTGAGCCAGGGGAATGGTTTTAACTGTGGGTACAAGCGCCCCGTCCTTAATAACTTCAACGGCAATCAAACTTGATGCTTGAGCGTTCTTTTCCAGTAGCGTTTTTAAATCAAGCGCTTTAATAGCTTCTTCGGCTTCAAAATTCAGTGTAAAAGTAATCTCATGCCCGTTTATACTAACCGATGATTGTTCACCGTTGTCGATTTTAAAACTTAGGTTGTTACCAAGCATACCGGGGGTTTTAGCTGTGACTTCAAACGTGCAGCTTGCTTGTCTCACAATGACTTTGGCAGGCTGGGCGCCTCTGGTATCAGGGGCCGTGCCGACAATGCCTATAACGCTTGATTTGACAGTTTGAACAGGGCGTGGCCCTTCATTGACTTCAATGACTTCTACCCCGTGTAAAAATTGCTCAGACATTTTGTGTTTCCTTAAGTTGGTAATGGTCTTTCAGTACTTGTTCAATCGCATGATTGCTTTCAATAAAGCGTGTGATTACTGATTGAGCACCTTTTAAATCAACCGTTGAATGTTCGTTTTGCTTTGTCTTGCAATCAGTTAATAGTGCTGAAATGACGTTTTTTGTGTTCTCAGATTCATCTACTTCAAGGGCTTCAAGTAGCGCGATAAATGCGCTAAAGAGCCACGCTGTCATATCATTGGTTCGCCCTAAAATACTTTTGTTGTCGCCAGCTTGGGCGTAAATTCGGTTTCGGACATCTTCTTTTTCAGAGACTGGAATAGGATTGATATCTTGCTCATAAAATTGGTCGTAATGCATGACTAGCTCCAATAAATTTGTGAGTTATAGTTACCCGGGGTAGTAGATAACGGTGGAGAGTAAGGGGTTTGGCAGTTAGTGATTTTGTTGCTAGTTGATTCGGCACGGATAAAAGATTGCAAGGTAGCAAAATAGCCATTTTCACAATTATCAACTTCTGATTCGCTGAAATGCCCATAAGAGTTATCACTGCAATAAAAGGCCCATTTGCAATGATTAATTTTTGATTGAGTGGACCAGATGTTACTTTTAACTGAAGAAAACACCGCGATATCACAGTGACTAATGCTCATGTTAAATAAATACATCAACCCTTGGCTGCTGGTGTTAATACCACGATAGGCATTAGTGATAGTTGAGTTGTTTACATAGACTATACCGCCTAAAACACTGCTAATACCAATACAGCTTTCTTTATTATCATTGCAGGTGATGTGTAAATTGCGTGCATGGACAACACTGTTAAAGTCATTATAAACCCCAATCACACAATCGCTTATTGTCATGCCATCAAAAATAGTCGAGCTGTTAAAGGTTAGATAAAGACCAATGCGAACCTTGCTTATTTTAAGGCTTTGGTTGGCTGCAGTCATTTTGGAATTAAACAGATGTAGTGCTGTTTTTTCATAATCATTGCCTTTAATCGTGACACCTGAAAAAGAAATGGCCGGCACATCTTGAATATAGATAATAGGGTGGTTAGTGGAATAAGTGGCATAAAGGACTACGTTATCAGGATTGTTTGTATCGCCTGTAATATGAATGCTCGAACCGATGGGTGGGTTGGATAAATTGATTGGTGTTGCTATTTCATGTGTGCCGGGCTTAATTTGAATAGTTAATGGATTATTAAGGCGTTTGCCTTTAATTGAATCCCATGCTGCTTGTAAGTCTTTAAAATCTGCATCTTGACCTACTGTTATCAAGATCTTGGGTTCACTAACATCAAGTAATTTGTTGTTAACGTATTGGCGTGAGGCCATGACAATCGATGGGTCGATTTTTAGCTCAATTTGGCTGTTGTTGCTGTGTGCAATAGCAAGTTGGACAATCTCTTCGCGCGCAATACCATCGCTTAAGTTGGGCTTAACCGTCGCAGGGTAGCGGCCAACAGCGAAAAGCTCGCCGTCCTCATCAAAAATGCCCGCTTCACGAATAATAAAACCGCCTACGTTCGAGGGGATGTGAAGTTCAGCGACTAAGATGTTTGTGTCCTGCTCGTGTTGAAAAAGCCGGTTGATTTCTGCGCGATAAACTTCTCTAATTAATGCACTTTGATTGCCGGAGGGCAAAGCATCATCATTGCCCGCGGCGTCACCTATAGCAATGGTTTTAAGCCTCACCGCTTTGCCGTTTGCCTTGGACCAGGCGAGCTTTTCAAGACCGCGCTCGGTGATAATCGAATAATAATTACTCACGGTTGTTCCTCGTTTTGAAGTCGGGTAATCCCTGCCGTTTTAAGTTGAGAATAGGTGTATTGATGACAGGTTGTTTGAATACTGAAAGGCATGAATGCGTTGATAAAAGTTGTAGCACCTGATTTTTCAAAGCAACACTCACTATCAATAGTACGTGTTGTGATAACTGGGTTTATCATGGGACCAATTAATGTTGAACTGCCTGTTTTTTTATAAATCCCCGGTGCATCTTGTGCGTTGGTTTTTGTAAACAGGGTTATTGCACTTAAATGACTGCGCGCGTTTTTAGTCGCGACAATAGTTTGCTCAAGTAAACGTAATTCGCGCTCGATAAAAGGCTTGTCTTGAACATCCACTTTAACGCTAAAAGTAAAAGGCGATGC